GGCAGATAGGATAGTCGCTGAAGTAAACATGGGCTGGGATATGGTGGAGAACACTATCCGCACTATTGATAAGACGGTCCCGGTTAAGAAAGTTGTTGCCTCCCGAGGTAAGATGCTGAGGGCGGAGCCGGTGGTAGCACTCTACGAACAAGGCAGGGTGCATCACACTCAGAAGTTTAAAGAGCTTGAGGAGGAGATGACAGAATGGGATTATAAGAGCAGCACCTATTCTCCGGATAGGATAGATGCTTTAGTGTATGCGGTGACGGAACTTGCGATTAAAAACAATGTTGATTTCTTTGTGGTATGAGAATAAATGAGATATTAAGTAATATTTTCCGTGGGCAGAAAAAAGAACTTCCGCAGTCAGGCATTGTGGAGATGATTACCCGGGCAATAGGTTTCGGGGGCGCTGCGCTGATTCCAGAGGACACTACCAGCTATATTAACAACGGATACCTTGGTAATCCTAATGTTTATTCAATCATCTCATTTATTACCCAGAAGGCCGGAGCCATTCCTTGGAGCGTATACAGGATTAAAGATCAGAAGAAACTCACGATATATAAATCTTATCCTAAGAAAGGACTTAAGGAGCAGGTACTCGAGGAAGATTTTAAACATCCGCTGTCGAAAGTATTAACATATCCCAATGAGCTTCAGGGATGGAGCGAATTTTTTGAGCAGGCATGCGGGTTTAAACTTTTGACCGGCAACTCTTTTATTCAGACTATAAAACTGGACAGTGGGAAACTTCAGGAATTATGGGTTATCCCCTCGCAACTTGTTGAGATACTTGTAGGTAATCGTATGCAGCCAATAAAGGGTTACCGATTGATGAATAACAGGGACATCGTTTTCAATCCCGAGGAAATCATTCACCTGAAATACTGGACACCGGATGCGCAGTCGCAGTTATATGGGTTATCTCCTATTCGGGCAGCAAGGAGAGTAGTTACTCGCAGTAATGCATCATTTGACATGTCAACTAACAATCTTCAGAACAATGGAGTACTTGGCATCATATCTTCAGAAGGAGAAGCACCTCTTACCGCAGAGCAGGCACAGAAGATTGAAGAGAAGTTAAGAACTAAAGCATCGTCTAAATCAATCAATCGCTTTATTGCAACTTCGGCAAGGTTGAAATGGCAGCAAATGGGACTTTCTCCGGTTGACCTTCAGCTCATCGAGAATGACAAGATGGATTTGCGCACACTCTGTAATATTTTCCATGTGCCTTCGGAATTATTTAACGATGCTGCTAACAAGACTTACAGTAATACAAAAGAGGCCGGCAGAGCTATTTATACCAATGCAATTATTCCATTACTCACTTCTTTCCGTGATGAGTTTAATAGGTGGATTGGGCAGAATTCTGGCGAGAACATTTATGTTGACTTTGACCTTTCGATGATTCCTGAACTTCAGGAGGACTGGTCTTCATTAATTACTTCTCTGGCTCAGGCATGGTGGCTCACTCCTAATCAGCGTCTGGAACTATTGGGCTGGAGCACCTCGGAAGACCCACTAATGGATAAGGTTTGGATACCTTCTGGGTTGGTACCTATTGACATGGCGGAAATAAGTGATGAGACATTAACACAGATAGAAGGCAAGATGAAGTTTAATGATTATGAGCGATAGAAAATACATACAGGCAGTTGAGGTAAAGCGCCGGGCAATGGAGAAGAGGTATGTTCCTCTCATCCGTCGGGTCCTTAATCGGCAGGTGCAGGAGATTATCACTATGATAAGGCCAGATAACATGTATGCCGTTGACCCAATGCCTTCCAGGGAAGGAATAGAAAGATTATTTATTGACCTCTATCAGAAGGTAGGAGTTGCATTTGCCGATGATGTTTATTCAGAGATAAAAAAGAGTACTAAGGCTGATCCGACTATCCCGGGATTTCAGTCCGAGACAGAGAAGATAAAAAACAAGTGGAAGATATTCTTAAGAAACTTTGCCCGGACAGAAGCAGCCGACCGGATAACGTCTATTACCGGGGAGACAAGGAAACAGGCAATAAGGATTATTAAGGCAACTATTGACAAGGGAGTTGAGGAAGGCATTGGAGCATTAAGGATTGCGGAAAATATTGAAAAGCAATTAAATGCGGTGCTTATCCCGATGAACTCGTGGCGGGCATTAAGAATTGCAAGGACAGAAGTCATCGGCGCAGCTAATCTGGGAAGCATGATCGGGGCACGCGATACAGGCGAGGAGATGGAGAAGAGGTGGATATCTAAGATAGACAACAAGACCAGACCGGATCATATAGAAATGAATGGCAGAAGAGTTGGTCTGCATGATAAATTTGATGTTGGAGGGGTAATGATGGATTACCCGGGGGACCAGACGGCGCCTCCGGAGCAGGTGATTAATTGCCGGTGTTCAGTAGCTTTTAAAGTGAAAAAGATTGATTATGGAATATAATATAATATGGGAGGTAAGGCTATGATAGAATATTATTTAACAAAAGACACTTCCGGGGGGAGTGTTAAGGATGTGGATGTTAAGCAGGGGATAGTTACCGGCTATTTCGCGATATTCGGGAACGTGGATGCCGATAATGATATAATCATGCCGGGGGCAGCCAAAAAAACTATTGAGGAAAATGGCCCCGAAAGTAAGAAGCCCAGGATCATGCACCTTCTGCAGCACGACATCTGGCGACCATTGGCAAAGCCTCATGTACTTAAGGAGGATAACAAGGGTATTTATTTTGAGTCGAAAATATCTGAAACATCCTACGGCAGAGATGCTATTAAGTTATATGAGGATCAGGTGTTATCAGAGCACTCAATAGGATTTCAACTTATTAAACATGAGATGAATGAAGCAACGGGAGTGAGAACGATAAAAGAGATTAAGCTCTGGGAGGGGAGTACCGTTACCTGGGGCGCTAATGCCGAGGCTCTCGTTGTGGCTGTGAAACAGGAAAATGGTAAAGACGTGGCGGAGAAGATTATCAAAAAGATTGATGCGATTAACCATGCAATGAAAGGTAATTACACTGATGAGACATTTCGTATGTTGGAAATAGAACTGAAGCAACTACAGCAGATAATAGTTACACTTGTCGAAAAACTTGAGCCGGTAAACACTCGGGTTGAAGATAAGCCGTTAACGTCTGAAGAGATGCTTAAAATATTGTTAAACAAAATAAACTGAAAAAAGATGAATGAAGAGATAAAAAAAGCACTTGAAGATTTCGGCGCCGTCATAGATGGCAAGCTGAAAGCCGTCACCGACAAGCTGGCTCTGGTGAGCAGCGATGCCGAGAAGAAGCATCTTATGGAAGCTATTAAAAAGGAACTTGAGCCCGAGATAGCTAAGTATAATAATAAAATGCAGGAAAACCTTGATGCCCGTGAAGCTAAACTGAAAAGGGTGGACTTTGGCGGGTCAGTGCCCGGTAAAACCTTCAGCGTGGAACTGAAGGAAACTCTGGAGAACATCATTAAGAAGGAAGGAGCCCGCACACTCAGGGGCAGGATGTTAAATTTTGAAGAGAAAACAGTCCTTGATATGACTGAGGGCAATGCCTTCAATTCAACTGTTGTTGTGCCTCCGGCTTACCAACCTGGGGTTGTATATGATCCTGCCAGACCGATTCGCATTCGTGATCTGATTTCAAAGGGCACTACCGACAGCAATCTTGTGATAGTCCCCAGGGAATATTCCTATACCGATGCTGCCGCGGTCACCTCTGAAGGCGCAGAGTACAAGCAGGAGGACTTCACCCTGAAAGCTATTGATGCAGCTGTACAGAAGATCACTAACTATATCGTACTCTCCGAGGAGATGCTTGAAGATGTGAATGGTCTGACCAGCTACATCATGACAAGGCTGCCGGAGAAACTCCGCAATGCCGAGGACACTTTTATTCTTACTGATTCTACCTATGGGATATTAACTCTGGCTACCGCTTACAGTGATAACCTCGCTGATAGCAAGGTTCAGAGAATAGATGTTCTTGTTGATGCTATCCGTCAGGTAGCAAATTATGAGTACAGGGCAACCGGCATATTGCTTCATCCGGCTGACGCTACACGTCTGAAGCTGACCAAAGATGATAATGGGCAGTACATCTATCCGTGGGTGTTCATCAACGGAGTGCCTACAATTGACGGGGTGCCGATATACACATCAACGGCAATGACATCCGGGACATTCCTTGTTGGAGACTTCAAACGTGGCGCTCAGATATTTGACCGCAGACAGCTGGCTATAGAGTTCAGTAACCAGAATGAAGATAACTTCATTAAAGGAATGGTGACTGTGCGTGGACATGAGAGAATTGCTTTGGCAGTTTATCGCCCGCACGCTTTCATTTATGGATCATTTGCTGCCGCACTCGCTCAGGGTAGCGCATAGCAGATTAGAGGAGTTTAAAGCCCCGGTTAATTGCATGGGGGTGTAACGCCGGGGCCTCCTTTTAATATTTAAGATATGCCGTTAGGAAGTTTGCAATATTGCCGGATGTAGTTAGTGAGCTTGTGAGGAAGAATCCCCGCAGGGTGCTTGACGTTGGTATTGGCTTTGGCATCTATGGAGCAGCGATTAGAGAGTGGCTGGATAGTGGCTATGGAAGAAAGACTTTTATCGAAGGAGTTGAAGCATTTTCAGGTTATGAGAATCCCAACTGGCAACATTACGACAGGGTGATTATTGATGATGTCATGAAAGTTTTCTTTGACGAGCTTTACGATACTATATTACTTCTGGATGTTATTGAGCATTTTAGGAAAGAGGAAGGAGAAGAATTAATAAGGCGAATGAAGTCAATATTATTTATCGGAGGTATTTTACTTGTTGGCACTCCGGCAATATTTTGCCCGCAGGATGCAGTCTATGGCAATGAATATGAAAGACACAGGTCGTTATGGACAAAAGAAGATTTTGAAGGATTTGAAATATTACGGGATGGCTCCCCCGACAAATTTGGAACACAGATGTTACTAACTAAATATACTAAGTCATGAAAATACTCGCAATGGTACACGGTTTCCCACCTCATCACAACGCAGGTGCTGAATGGATGCTGCATGATATGTTAAAATATCTTAAAGAGAAAGGTCATCAGGCGACTGTCATGCTTCCGATAACGGGGCTAAAGCCCTATGAGATCTCCGGCATCAGAGTATTACCCGACAGCGGGATGGATGAGATGATCAAAGAACTGAACTCGCATGATATAGTAATCTCGCATCTTGACCGTTACGCAAAGGCACTCAATAGGTGCGAGTATTTCGGCAAGCCTTACATATTACTTGTACATAATACTCATAGATATGCCGGGATAGCTGAGAAGCATAAAAGGGAAATGAATCAGAGATGGATATATGTTATTTATAACTCCGAATATACCCGCGATGCTTTGAAATATCCCAACCCTGCGATAATTGTTCACCCGCCGGTGGATAAGGGAAGGGTTTTGACAAGAAAAACAAGGGCTGAATATATCACCCTGATTAATCTCTTTGCTCCGAAAGGGGGAGATATCCTACCACAGATTGCCAGAGCTTTGCCGGAGAAGAAATTTCTGGGTGTTAAAGGTGGATATGGCCATCAGGTGATTGACGAGAATATTCAAAACATCACTTATATGGAGAACACGCCGGATATTAAAAAGATATACGGCAAAACAAGAATACTCATTATGCCTTCGGAATATGAGAGCTATGGCCGAACAGCTGTTGAGGCAATGATTAATGGAATACCAGTTGTGGCCAATAATACCCCGGGACTCAAGGAATCGCTATCTTATGCAGGAGTATTTGTCAATGATCGTGGTGATGTACAGGAGTGGCGGGAGAAGATTCTTGAGGTTGAGGGAAATTATAAATCCTATAGCGACCGGTGCAAAGAGCGGGCTGAAGAGATACAGAAAAAGACAGAAGCAGAGTTACAGGTAATGGAAGAATTTATTTTAAAAGCAATCAATAAAAAATTATAGTCATGGCAACAAAAAAGAAAATCACTCCAGTAAAGGAGAAGAAAGAAATCAAAACAGCGGTGCCGATCTTCAGAGATGGCTATGTCCATACAGTAATATTACAGGATTATGGAGATTACAGAAAAGGAGAAGAGGTGATGCTTGTTGAACGCAGGTATAAGAGTTTAAAAAAAGATAATATCGTAAAATGAAGACATGGGTTAAAACGGATGTTGTCACAGAGCCGGTGACTTCGACGGAAGCAAAGCTATTCTGCAAGATTTCGGGAACGCAGGATGATACATTGATAGCCTCGCTGATTAAATCGGCAAGGATGGCTATTGAGAATTATACCGGTCTGGCTCTTGCCGAAAAAACTCTGTACACAACTTTTGACTTGCCGGGGTTGGATAATATTCTTGACCTTCCTGTTCAGCCGGTTAAAAGTGTGGCATCGGTGAAGATAATTGATATAGAAGGTAATGAAACAGCACTCACCCTGAACACTGATTATTATCTGATTGATTCGCCCTGGACAAAGATTAAGATTGGCAACGTCTGGGTAAGTGATGGAGTACTTTTAAAAGTGGAATATACCGTTGGCTATGGAGCCTCCGGTTGCCCGGCGCTTCCAGAAGCTCTGAAAATAGCAGTCCTGAAAGAAATTGCCACCCAATACGAAAGACGGGAAGACATAACAGATATATCAGGACAGATAATGGATAATAACAGTCGGAAACTTGCCGACCCGTTCAGAATAAAACTATGGCTATGATAGGAAAGAAGAAATACTATATACAGTTGTTAAGTCCTTCGGTTACAAGTGACAGCCAGGGTGGGGGGACACTTAGTTATTCTTCACTTGCTTATGTGTGGGCAGAGAAAAAAGAACTGTCATTCTCGAAGGAGCTGGTCTATGCCGGAATAAAATATTCACTGGCAGTTGAATTTATAATTCGTAATGAATCAAGTATTTCAATCACGGCAGACTGCAAAATATCTTATGATAGTGAAGATTACTACATTTATTCGATAGTTAAAGATGATGACAAAATTAAAATACTTGCGTACAAATGAGCGATAGCATGAGGATAATGTTACCACAGGGCGAGATGGTGAAATTTCGCCGGTGGATTAATGAGCAGGATGAAAAAAAGAAACGTGCCTGCCAGAATATTATCACCCGTGCTTCGGAGCTTATTGTCGCAACTGTTAAAACTTCACCGAAAACTCCCGTTAAAACCGGTAATTTGCGGGCAAGTGTCCATGCTAATTATAGTTCTGACAGGTTAAGCAGTCAGGTGGTGGTAGATGTTAATTATGCTGCTGTGCAGGAATTTGGCGGCGGAAGATGGAGAAGAAAAATCCGCGCAAGGCATTATTTCTTTCCGGTGGTTGAGAGAGTGAATAAATACATGTTACAGTTACTTAATAAAATAGGATTCAAATGAAAAACCCATGCAATGACATAAGATCATGGTTATACAGCGTGTTGAATGGCAAGATCACTTATAACAGCGCTACGGTGCCGGTGTATAGTATCCCGCCGACATCTGCCACTTACCCGCATATACTTCTGGGAGACATAGAGTGGGAGCCGGTAAGCAGAAATAAAGACTGCGATATATACGATGTAATGACTGAAATAATTGCAGTGACAAAATATACCGGCGTAATGGCAAGTTACGGCGCAGCGGATAGTATCACGGATGATGTTCT